GTTGGCCCTTCATATCAGTCAAAACGTCAAGAGTCAATGGTTTCGATGCTGGAATTTCTGAAAGCTTATCCGCAAGGTGCTCCGGCAATGGCTGATTTAGTAGCAGGTAACGCAGACTGGCCGGGAGCCAAACAGATTCAAGAGCGGCTAAAGAAAATGCTTCCGCCTCAGTTGCAGGATGAGAATGACGATGATCCTGAAACAAAGCTCAATAAAGTCACCAATCAGTTGCATCAGGCAATGCAGCAGCACGATTTGATGATGAAGTCCATGCAGGACATGGCCGAAATCATTAAAACAAAGCAGATTGAAACGAACTCGCAACTCAGAATCACGGAGATGAACAATCAGACCAAGGTGGCCATTGCCGAAATTACAACCAAAGCGCAGAACGCCAAAATGCGAGCGGAGTTTGAATTCGAGCAATGGAAGATGGCCAACGGGTTTGCGCACGATCTCGGCATGGCGCGAGTGGATCACATTCATACGCTTGCGGAAAACGAACAAGGCCACGATCAAGCATTAGAGCAAGGCGATCAGGCAGGCCAGCAGCAGCAGGACTTAGCAGCGCAGCAGGCGGAAGCACAGCAGCAGAATGGAGCAGCACAGTGAAGTTGACTCCCATTGAGCAGGCCATGCAGTCAGCATTGCTGAAGATGCTCAGATTTGACATTAGCAATAGGTCTACGCAGCATTCTTTCCCTATTGTGGTAAATGACCTCCATCTCCAATTCTTCAATGAAAAGGCAGAACTAGTTTTATCCGAGAAAATAATTCCTCAATGTTCAATCGGCCCATATCGCGCGGATTTTCTTATATTGTTTGAAATGAACGATGCCAAGGGTAGAGTAATCATCGAATGTGACGGCCACAAATGGCATACAAGCAGTAAATATCAAGTGGCATATGACAGAAAACGCGATAGATGGTTTCAGGCGAATGGATTCAAGGTTTTTAGGTTTACTGGCCATGAGATTTTTAACAATGCTCAACATTTGGCAGTACAGGCATGGTTCGCTTGCTGGGAGCACATGATGAGGGAAGGCGCAATACTTCTAGGCCTTATGAATGATGCAAAAACACAAAATTATTTAAGCAAACTCATGGTAGACAATTCCAATTTCGTGGCATCGGAAAAAATTGCTATCGAATCCATAGGAGAAGAGCATAAATGCCTGAACTAACTGTTGCTAGTACCACCCAATGGGTAAAAGGTCAATCCGGCAATCCGCTGGGCAGGCCACCGCACATAGAAGGGCATTTGCCGGGATACAAGAAGCGCAGGGTGTGTATGGATTGCGGAGATGTGAAAATTGTTCGTGCCGACAATACCGCAACTTTATGCCGTGCTTGCGCGCAGAAAGGCACTCGCAGCCCAACGTATAAGCATGGACGTTCTGGCACCAAGGAATACGGAACGGAATGGATGAGGCAGTACCGAGTCAAATGGATAGCGGCTGGACGGCATCCTGAATTAAAAGAAAAGGGCGCTGGCTATAGGCTGAAACGCTTTGAAAAACTAGCTGGTAGGCCATGCGGTGAAATATGCGAAGCGTGCGGTAAGCATTGTCCTAAAAATTATGTTCCTGGAAACGGTAATTCGCGGCGACTCGTATATGACCACAGCCACAAAACAGGGAGATTTAGGGGATGGATTTGCCAAGGATGTAATAAGGCTCTTGGTTCAGCAAATGACAGCATCGAGACATTGCAAAAACTCATTGAATATCTCAGGAAAGAGGTTCAGTAAACATGGCGGAAATAACAGTGGCCTCGACAACCGACACGCAAGAGGCGATCAACGCAAGTGCCGGAATCGTAGAAGAGCCAAAAACCGATAAAGAAACCCCCGAGGGAGAAGATCCCGAAACCGACAAGCCCGCTTCGGAAGCGGCTGACGACAAAGAAGGCCAAAAGCCTGAATCAAAGAGCGCAGTCCAAAAGCGCATCGACAAGCTAACCCGTGACAAATACGAGAGCAAAAAAGAGATTGACGCGCTCAAAGAACGTCTTGCCGCCATCGAAAACGGCAATAAGCCCAAGGTTGAAGAGAAGCCAAAAGCCGATGAACCTGCCCCCAAGCCATTACCAGCAGACTTTCCGGATTACGAAGCGTTTGCTGAAGCGCTGGCTGACTGGAAATACGAAGAGAAGCGCAGAAAAGAACGTGCCGCCGAAGTTGAAGCGAACAACAAGAAAGCCCAAGAGCAAGCAGCCAACGCCGTCATCACTGCCTACAATCAGCGCGTAACAGAAGCAATGACGCGCTATGACGACTTTGAAGAGGTTGTAGGGCGGTCAACTCTCATTCCGGATGCTGCGGTACAAGCAGTTGTGCGGCTGGAAAATGGCCCAGATGTGGCCTACTACCTCGGTAAAAATCCGGCAATCTGCAAAAAGATGATGGAATCAGCCAATAGCGGAGACATCATTTCTGTACTGACGGAAATTGGAAAGATTTCTCAGGCCATCATGCCTACCGAAGAAGCGGAAGATGAAGAAACTGGCGAGAGCGTGCTAGTTCCGAAAGTTACGACAAGGGCCAAGGCTCCGCCGCGTCCAGTGGCAGGTAGTGCAACGCGGTCAAGCGTTCCGATTGATGAATTGCCCTATTCGGATTACCGCAAAATACGCGACAAGCAGGAGAAAGATAGGTTCCGGCGGTGAATCGGTATGAATTAGTGCTTGAAGATATGGCTATGTATCGGCAGCCGCAAAGCATCGAGGAGCGGCATATCGTAGAAGCAGAAACAGCAGCCGATGCTATAACCATTGGTGGATTGCGCTATCGCTTCCCATTAAGCGAAAAACTTACGCCTCATGAAAATAATTTCCATCAGCGAAAACTGATTGATGTAATCGCATTAAAAAAGTTTCAGGCCAAGCGAGAAGCCAACGCTCTGACAAAAATAGAGCATATCGGCAACTCACCGAAGCCGAGCATTTCAGGACTGGCTTAACTAATCCTGTCCCTGGCCTTCTGAAAAGTTGGCTGTAACTCTTCCCGCCTTGGAAACGGGAAACCTAATTAAGTCGTTCCGTCGGGACTCCCGTCCCAAAACTCTGCCGAATCGGAAACGGTAATCGCAAAGAAAGTCGTTTCTCCGATTTTGGGGAGAGTTTGATACATGACGGAAATACTCACTAAAACATGTACCGGATGCAAAGCGACTAAGCCCATTTCTGGCTTTGTGCGCGACCGCAACCGTGGGGATGGCTGGTATCCACGCTGTAAAGTGTGTCGCAATCAGTATTATCTCAAAAACTCTTCGCGTATTCGCGCCAAAATGCGTGATTACAATGCGAACCATAGAGAGCAAATCAGCAAGTGGCACAAGCATTATTCCGCTCGCCGTTTTTTCTTCATCACTGCCAATAATCTCAAGATTCGTTCTCGGGGTGAATCGGCAACTCATGTAGAAATAGCTCGCCTATGGAAATCTCAAAGAGGAATCTGCCCAATGACATTGCGGCGGCTTACTCGTGAGACTTCGCAGTTAGATCACATCATTCCTCTTAAACATCATGGTTCTAGCACTATCGAGAATCTGAGATGGGTTCATAGGGACGTGAACTACGCCAAACGCGATTTGTCAAATGCAGACTTTATCGCGCTCTGCCAAGAAGTGACCCTTGCAAATATAGAAAAGCAAAGGAGTTAACTTGGCCAATACCCTGTTAACCATCAGCATGATCACCCGAGAAGCGTTAAATTAATAGCGCCTGCGTAGAGTAATCTACGCTGAAAAACCCCTTGAAATCGGTGGAACTCATGGCTATATGCCATGACAATACCGAGCTAAGTTTCTTTGATAATCTCAAAGAAAAAAGTGTAACGACTAGCCTTTAATGGCGTAGGGCCAAGCGGCCCGAAGCGGGGGGCACCCGAAAGGGGTGATGATATAGTCTGCTCCGCATGGTGACATGCGGCTGCCGTTAATTAGGCGGGTCTTGGAGTAGCGATCCTAGGCTGAACACACAGGTAAGGGTGCTCGAAAACAATCTCACGTTCACAAAATACGTGAGGCGCGACTTTGACGATTCGTTTGGCCGCGCAGGTGCGAAGATTGGGACTGTTCTCAATATCCGCAAGCCTGCCCGCTACTCAGGACGTGTTGGTCAAGGTCTATCAATCGAAGACGCGACTGAAACCCAGGTTCCTTTGACCCTGAATACTCAGCGCGGCGTCGATATTGCTTTCACGTCTCAGGACTTAGGACTGAGCGTGGACGATTTTTCTGACCGTTTCATTCGTCCCGCAGTTGCGAACGTCGCCAACAACATTGACGCTGACGGTTTGCAGCAGTATGTAAACGTCTACAACTGCATTGGAACACCTGGAACAATACCGAACACACTGCTTACTTACCTTCAGGCCGGTCAGAGGCTTGATGAAGAAGCTTGCCCCCGCGACAATCTGCGTTCTTTGGTAATCACTCCTGCCCAGCAAGCGACCATCGTTGACAGCTTGAAAGGTCTTTTCCAGTCATCTCAGGACATTTCCCAGCAGTATCAGTCTGGAAAAATGGGTGAGTCGATTGGCTTCAAGTGGTCAATGGATCAGAACTGCGCGGTTAACTCAACCAGCGTTCTGGGAATTCTTGCTCCTACGTTCACTCTGGCAGGTTCAACCACTTCCACATTTGTAACCGGAAACTGGACTAACAGCACGCCGGTCCTGAAAACTGGCAACATCTTCACTATTGGCTCTGGAGCGACTGGCGTTTATGCGGTCAACCCTCAGTCCAAGGCTTCGACCGGAGCTCTCCGTCAGTTCGTAGTCGCGGCTGATACTACGACCTCTGGCGGCGGCGTTATGAACATTACCGTTGGCAATCCAGTTGTGTTTTCAGGCCCATTCCAGAACGTCACAGGTCAGACTGGCCCAATCGCCGCCATTACAAACGGCGCAACCATCAACGTACTTGGAGCGGCTTCAACTTCATCGCCTCAGGGATTGGCATTCCACAAGGATGCTTTCGCTTTGGGCTGCGCTGATCTTCCGCTTCCGGGTGGCGTTGATATGGCGGCGAGAGTTGCCGATAAACAGCTCGGTATCTCGATTCGCCTTGTCCGCGCATACGACATCAACACTGATCGTTTCCCCACAAGGATAGATGTTTTATATGGGTGGGTTACTTTGTACAAGGAATTAGCCTGTCGCGTTTGTTCGTAAACCTCAAGCTAAAGGAGAAATGAAATGGCTTTTAACGCAACTACACTCTCTGCTGCTTGCGGCGCGGCTGATACCAACATCGCGGTTGCAAGCGTAACGGGCATCACTGGCCCTAACAACACAACTGGAGTCGGCATTACTTATCTGTTTGTAGAAACAGAGGCAATGCTGGTAACTGGG